CTGGTGCAACCCATAGAATATTGTTTGTTGATAAGTTCCCAACTGATGATGGATTTGCAGATAATTATAATATAGAAGCAGAGTCCGATAATATTATAGATTTCTCTGAGATGAATCCATTTGGAACACCATAAATACAGTATATAAAACCTCTAGTTATGTTTGAATATTATTACAACGAAATATTAAGAAAAACAATTATTGCCTTTGGCACAATGTTTAATAATATTTCCATCAAGCATTTTGACAAGAATAATGAAGTACTTGATGTTGTGAAGGTTCCTCTTGCATATGGACCAACACAGAAGTTTCTTGCAAGACTTGAGCAATCTCCAGATTTGAATAAATCGACATCACTTACTTTGCCAAGGATGTCATTTGAGTTCAATGGACTTAAGTACGATTCTTCCAGAAAAGTAACAACGACTCAGCAATTTGTTGCTATAGATGAGGTTGATGGCATTAAAAAAACTTACATGCCAGTTCCATATAATATGGATTTTGAGCTAAGTATTATGGCAAAAGTTAATGATGATATGCTCCAAATAGTTGAGCAAATATTACCATACTTTCAACCATCATATAATGTAACCATAGAAATGGTTAAAAGAATTAAAGAAAAGAAAGATATACCAATTGTATTGGATAGCATCTCAATGCAAGATGACTATACCGGAGATTTTACAAGCAGAAGAGTTTTGACGTATACCTTAAAATTTACTGCAAAGACATACTTGTATGGTCCAGTTACTTCTGCATCCAAAGATATTATCAAAAAAGCAACTATCAATTATCTTGCTGGAAAAGATAGTACCAGTACAATTCGTGATGTTACATATTCTGTGCAACCAAGGGCGATAAAAGATTATAACGGAGATATTGTAACTACGATAACAGAAGATTTTGATACCACTGCAATAACTATAATTGTGGACGATTCAAGTGTATTGACCGAAGAATCATATATCGATATCGAAGGCGAGCAAATATATATCAAAGGAATCTCTGGATCAAAAGTATTGGTAGAAAGAGGTAGGGATAACGCTGTAGTTACTTCTCACCTGAAAGGGGCCCCAGTCAAATTAATCACTCAAGCAGATGATGTACTTGTTGAGGAAGGTGACGACTTTGGATTTAATGGAGATATATTTTGATTATGGCGGATAAATTTAACAAATTAAATGATACTTTTGATATTGAACCAGATGATTCCGAATCTAGTAAGATAGAGAAGATTGAACAAATTAGTTCTACAGTAGAAGATATTAAAAAAGATTATGAGTATACTCGTGGAAACTTATATTCTATAATAGAAAAGGGACAAGAGGCAATTGATAGTGTTCTTGAGTTAGCACAAGAAACTGAGCAACCAAGAGCATATGAAGTTCTTGGTCAATTAATTAAGAATGTTTCAGATACTACAGACAAGTTGATGGAGCTCCAGAAAAAATTAAAGGATGTTGAAGAAGAAAGTGGAAAAACAAAGGGTCCCTCAACAGTCAATAATGCACTATTTGTTGGATCAACTGCAGAGTTATCAAAGTTACTAAAAAATGGTCTTAAGGATCTTGATAAATAAAACAGGTATTCTTTCTGATGTGACATGTTAGAAGAAAAGAAAAAGAAGAGTGACAAAGAAAAGATCAAAGGTATTGGTCGTGGGTACTGGGGAAGATTTGGTATAGAAGATGACCCAGAAGAGTGTTCCAACGACGGAGATGTTGGAGAATCTGTGGTGATTGATGATGCAAATGGTAAAGCATATGCAAAAGTAGTAGACATAATTAAGAATAAAAGTCTTAAAGATTATTATAATATTGGTGAGGCAGTTAGAGTCCCAGCAAAAACTGGAAACATGATTGATGTATATTTCAACTGGAGAGGGAGATATATATCACTTAAAATGTTTTTTCCAGAAGTGAGAATGCCAACTAAGAAAGATATTAATGACCAGATAGAAAAAGCATATCCAGGTGCTCGTGTAGTAACTCATAGCATTTCAAAAGTAGTATCTGGAGAACCATTTCTACAGATTGAGGATATGTCTGGAATGTCTCAGAGATCCGGAGATAAGAGAAGTACAGAGAGTGGTGCAGGTATGACTGCAAAGGGTGTCGCAAAGTATAACAGACGAACTGGTGGCAATCTTAAAACAGCTGTAACTACCTCACCATCAAAACTTAAAAAGGGGTCAAAGTCATACAATCGTAGAAAGAGTTTCTGTTCTCGCTCACGCAGTTGGACTGGAGAAAGAGGAAAAGCAGCACGTCGTCGCTGGAATTGCTGATGAAAACATTTAGAGAGTTTATGAAAGAGGCAAAGGATGAGACCGAAATTGGTGCTCATACTGGACAATTGATGCCTAAGAAACAAATGTCTGCTGCAAAGAGACACGAATTTGAAAAGCAGAGAAGAGAGAACTTAAAGAAAAGACCTGGAGACGCTCCTGGTGATGATAAGTTGATTAATGCACTTAGAGATAAAGCAAAAAGAGAAGGAAATTATGCCTATTAAATTATGACTGATTCTTATCTTGGCAATCCCTTACTTAAGAAGTATGGGACAACACATGAATTTACAGAAGAACAAATTATAGAAATAGTAAAGTCCCAGAATGATCCAGTTTACTTTGCTAATAATTATATTAAAATTGTTTCACTTGACGAAGGTTTAACTCAATTTAAACCATATGATTTTCAGGAGAAATTAATTAATAACTTCCATGAGAATAGATTTAATATTTGTAAGATGCCACGACAAACTGGCAAATCTACAACAGTTATATCATATCTCCTACATTTCATGCTATTTAATGCAAATGTAAGTATTGGCATTCTAGCAAACAAAGCATCAACATCTAGAGAACTTTTAAGTAGACTTGCAACTGCATATGAAAACATTCCAAAGTGGATGCAGCAAGGTGTGATAAACTGGAACAAAGGAAATATTGAATTAGAAAATGGCAGTAAAATATTGGCAGCTTCTACGTCTGCAAGTGCTGTGCGAGGTATGTCTTTTAACATCCTCTTTCTCGACGAGTTCGCGTTCGTCCCAAATCACGTTGCTGACCAATTCTTTGCATCTGTTTATCCTACTATTACTTCTGGTAGAAGCACCAAAGTAATTATTGTTTCTACGCCACATGGTATGAATCATTTCTACCGAATGTGGCATGATGCTGAGAAATCAGTTAGCGAATATGTACCAACTGAAGTTCACTGGTCAGAAGTTCCAGGCAGAGACGATAAGTGGAAAAAACAAACAATTGCAAACACATCTGAATCTCAGTTCAAGGTTGAGTTTGAGTGTGAATTCTTAGGATCTGTTGATACCTTAATTGCACCAAGTAAACTTAAAACAATGGTGTACGAGAATCCACAAACAATGAATGCTGGTTTAGATGTTTATAAAGAACCAGTAGATAATCATGATTATGTAATAACTGTTGATGTTGCCCGTGGAGTTGGTGAGGATTACTCGGCATTCATTGTTGTTGATATTACAGAGTTTCCGCATAAAGTTGTGGCAAAATATAGAAATAATGAAATAAAACCGATGATGTTCCCAAACATCATATATCAAGTCGGTAAGAGTTACAATGATGCATTTATATTGTGCGAGGTAAATGATGTTGGGGATCAAGTAGCATCAATTATACAATATGATTTGGAATACCAAAATTTATTAATGTGCTCTATGAGAGGTCGTGCTGGACAAGTAGTTGGTCAAGGTTTTTCTGGAAAGAAAACTCAATTGGGTCTAAAGATGTCCAAAACAGTAAAGAAAGTTGGATCTCTTAATTTAAAAACATTGATTGAGGAAGACAAACTTTTATTCTCCGATTATGAAATAATCTCAGAACTTACAACTTTCATATCAAAAAGAAATTCATTTGAGGCAGAAGATGGGTGTAATGATGACTTAGCAATGTGTCTAGTCATATACGCATGGTTAGTAGCACAAGATTATTTTAAAGAACTAACTGACCAGGATGTAAGAAAGAGATTATATGAAGAGCAAAAGAATCAGATAGAGCAAGATATGGCACCATTTGGTTTTATGACTGATGGATTGGATGATACAGAGAGTTTCGTTGATGAAGATGGTGATCGTTGGCATGTAGATGAGTATGGTGATAGAGCATATATGTGGGATTATCTATCATGATCAATGGAAAAAGCACTAAAGAAAAAGTTATTGATCTTATACGTTTTGTAATTTTTATACAATTGATGATTGTTGCTGCCACTATCTTTGGGTGCTTTGTGCCAAGTAAAACTTGTGATGGAGAATCA